AAAAAGCGACGGTATGGTGCGCCTTCTGTTTGGGGATGGTAGAACCGCCTCATTTTTCTATTGCGAATTATATTAACAAAAAAGTATAAGTGGCAAAAATGAAAATTAATGATTTTAAACAAAAAACCCTCGCTATGATTGAGGATAGATTAGCTCAAATTAAAGAGGCGTTACAGAATGAGGATGAAGCTGATATGAAACGGTTTTATCACGGAGCTAAAAACGCTTTTAATGAATTGAGGTCTTTTATTGAGGATATTCCAAATGACAAAGCAAAGCCGCTAAAACTGAAGTTTGGTCAACGCTATAGATGCCTCAAAAACCTGCATTATAGTGATTCAGATGACATTATGTTTCAGGCTGGTTGCGTCTATGTTGTTATTAGGTGGGTTGGTCGGCTTGGCATTATGTCAAATGATGGTATTGCCCGGAGCAATGATAGCGGTTGCATGATTATTACAGATGAATATTTTGAACCTGTAAATGATTAAAAGACACATTATGAAAACTATTTAAACAAAGAAGTTCAAAAATTAAATAATTAAAACAATGAAACAATTAACAAAAGAACAGGCTTTAGCCTTTGCTGAAAACAAATTGTATGAATATCTGACCAAAAGGCAGATAGCAGAGTTTCAATTAGAACAAGACAGGCTTTGTATGCCGTTTGATGTCTTTCATGAAGCTATAGAAAAAACCTTAAACAGACCTGTCTTTACGCATGAGTTCGGTTTGAGTAGAGAACGCTTGTATAATGAGGTGTTCGGCTCAAGAAAAAGACCTGAATTGCAAGATATTCTAAAGTCAATCCCACAAGACAAACTCTGTTTATTGGTATAGATTGTTATGACACCTAACCCGACTTCATATATCATAAAAATTGAGCTTTACAAAGGCTGTCATGTTGAAGAAGTTGTGTACTATCGCTATGAAGTACCGCATACAACATTATTCAATTATCGTTGGTATTTTGAATATCTCGCAGCTCTTGTAAAAGTTGCACATCCTAAAGATAAGGTGAATCTTCTAATACAACAGATAGGGACGGAAGCCCCTTTCCTCGCTGGCAAATACTATATCGAAAAAAAATCAAAGTCATTGCTTGCCTATAAAAAAGGTGAGGTAAAACGACTTCAGACAAAGAAATTTGACGATGACCTGTTTTCGAGCAAAAAGGCTTGTGTTGAAGACAAGATTGACAAATTGACTAAAGAAATAGAAGCTCTTGAAAGGGGTGAGGTTATATTCTACGTTCCTGAAACATATAAAAACACCATCAAAAACGTCATAAGATGAAAGAAATAAACTTGAAATTAAGAATCCCGACATCATGGAAGGATATTAAACAGATGAGAAAAGAACATGGCAACAAACGCATGAGACACAATGTTCAAGTACTCAACAACATGTTTAAAAGTATTCAATCCGACATTTGCGGTTATTGGGGGAAGTTTGTAGATGAAGAATTTAAGGAAAAAGCATTTGGAGTGTCTTATCTTAAAAAACATCTCAATGAAGCGATACAAAATTTGAAATAATAAGGCTTATTTCTCACAGTCTCGAATACTACACTTCAAACAGACTATATTGCTTTTCAGATACAGATGTTGCCAAGGCTAAAGAGATATTCCCAAATGGTAATGTTGAAATTATTAAACGAGAATGGCAAGTGCATTTTATACCAGCTCCCAATACTATATTCAGGAGATTACCGATTTGGATTGTTTAACTTTAAAACAAATAGAAATAATATGACCTCAAAGCGTAACAACAAATACCTCATGAAAATTGACATACGAAAGTTTTATGAGCCGCTTTCCTGGCATCCAGCAGAGTTTATGCCGTTTGATATTGCGTCAAAACTTACATTTGACAGCAAACCGCTCAAAAAGAAATCGCCACATATTAAACCCATACCCCCTCTTACTGCAAAGGAATTAAATGGTATGATAGCAGCATTATTAGCGCAAATTCAACATGACAAAAAATAAAAATATGGAAAACAACTTCAAAATCAACGTAAAGGAATTTTACGAATCAGTAAAGGACAAAGACTACAACCTTACTGAAGAATTCCTTGAGCGTCTTGCATCACTTGTGGACGCAAAAGACTTTAAACGTGCCGTGTGGCTGTTTGTCAACGGCTATCTGCCAATCGAAGCAGCTACAGGCGACAAACCAATCAACGTAGCGGACATCAGAAAGACGGTCATTGCCGAAAGAAAGCGGCAAAGGGACTTGAAAAAGGAAAACGATGCGAAGCTGGCTAAACTCGCCGCATACCTCAACACCGTCAAAATACTTGAATTAAAGCTCAAGTACGGTGAATCAGTGCTGGTGTTCATTGATGATGGTAAAATAGCCGCATTTGCCGCCAAAAAGGGCAAAAACGTCAAAATCCTTGGCGCACATTGTATCGGCATAGAGCATAATTGGCATCCGCATGAGCATTTGCAGGAAATACGCAAAATCAAAATGGCGTTTTATCGTACCGTGAAACGTGCAGCTTACAACGAACCAAAAGAATTGTTTGACTTTAACAACTGACAACCATGAAAAAAACTATTTTCAAAGGCTTCCATCGCCCAATCCAACTCCCGGCGTTCCTGTCACCGATGGGCTTTCTTGTGACAGATAAGTATTACACCTTCAGTCGCAAAATCAAGTTCCATGAGAATTGCGCCTATGACCTGAAAACCGACAAACAGCATGACTGGAACAAGCTGTTCGGTGTCTGTCTCGGTATTCGTGGCATCCATAAAAACTCAATCCGTTTCGGATGGCGTTACAATATCTTCAAAAACTCGATTGAGCTTTGCACGATTGTTTATAAAAATGGTGGGAAACCACAGCGCACACTTATACAAGACGCTGATTTGCCGTTAGGTGGTGAAGCCACTTTCACAGTCAAAATGCACATCAACCCTTATGGCGTGTTGGAATACGCTTTTCATCTTAACAACATGCTGGTGTCTAATGGCAATTTGGGTGTGATGGGATGTCTTATGTATTTCGGATGCGGTTTTTACTTTGGTGGTGAATCAAAAGCACCACACAAGATTAGTGCAACCTATAAAAAAGTGTGAGCCATGAATGATAATACCGACAATGATAATGCCGACAAAATCAACCGTTGCGCCGATGCAGCAGCAGGTAAATTGCCATTACTGATAATAAATCAAGTGTGCAAGGAAATTAAAGCTGTCAGAAATGCGATACTTCCTGATGAGAATGACCATCCAACAGTCAGTATAGCATTTAATATTGATTGCATGGAATATATGAAAAACATTCCCGACAAACATTTTGACCTTGCTATCGTTGACCCACCATACGGAATCGGCAAAGACTGGAAAAAGCGCAACAAAGGTGCGGTCTTTGCAGATACCACGTACGCCAATAGCCAACCGCCCACCAAAGAATATTTTGATGAACTGAAAAGAATATCAAAACATTACATCATTTGGGGCTGGAATTATTACGCAGATATATTGGGCAACACCAACTATCTGATAGTGTGGGACAAAATGAGTGCCAATAACAATGTTTTCCATTATTCCCAATGTGAAATAGCCTGCACCGACATACACATACCGTGTAAAATAGTGCATATCGTGTGGGATGGATACAGGATGGGAAAAGAGCATGGTCATAAGAAGATACACCCACACCAAAAGCCTATAGAGCTGTATGAATGGCTGCTGGACAATTACGCAAAGCCTGGATATACGATATTTGACAGCCATTTAGGTAGTGGTTCAAGCCGCATTGCGGCATACAAAAAGGGGTTTAGCTTTTTCGGCTGTGAGATAGACCCGACATATTATAAAGCAGCAGACAGTAGATTTATGGATTTTGTAAAAAAGTATAATCATGAGCAAAACATCTATACAATGGACGCAGCGCACGTGGAATCCAGTCACAGGGTGTGATAAGGTATCAGCCGGATGCGCTCACTGCTATGCAGAAACGATGGCAAAAAGATTACAAGGCATGGGACAAAAGCGATATGCCAACGGCTTCAAACTGACATTGCACCCCGACGCTTTACACGAACCTTTGAAAATCAAAGAGCCAAGTTTATTCTTTGTGTGTTCAATGGCTGACCTATTCCATAAGGATGTGCCGTATGATTTCATTGATAAGGTGATGGATGTTATCAAATCAACACCACAACACACTTACCAGCTACTCACAAAGCGTCCCGATAGAATGAGGGAATATTTTTCATGGTACTGCCATCATATTCCCAGCAACGTATGGCTCGGTACGACACTTGAACACCACGATTACAGCTGGCGACTTGTAGAGCTGAAACTTATAGCAACCAAATCTGTGAAGTTCTTATCCTGTGAGCCTCTATTGAGCGATTTGGGCGCACTCGACCTGTCAGGTATTGATTGGGTTATCGTGGGTGGTGAAAGCGGCTCACAGGCACGCCCGATGCGTAAAGATTGGGTTTTGAGCATCCAGTACCAATGCAAGGAACAAGGCGTACCGTTTTTCTTTAAGCAGTGGGGGACATACGGCGAGGATGGCATCAGGCGCAACAAAAAGGCTAACGGCTGCATGATTGACGGCGTTGTTTATCAGAAATATCCTAAAGCATGGAGGAGTTGAGTATGAATGAAAACAAAATCTATCACGTCCGTTTTCATAACAGCGGCAAAGACTATTATTTCGGCTCGATAGCCGCCATCTATGAGACTTTTGACCGTGAGACAATGGGAATCAGCCAAAACAGGCTTTACGTGGCTCACATTGACGAAAACCACCCATTTGACAACGGCAAGGTGCTAATCACCAAGGGACGGCTTGAGCGAAAGAAAACCAACCGCAATAAAAGGCGGTGAATTGTGGTGCTATGCAAATGCAAAGCAAAAACAATGCATTTGCATAGCGTTTGCAATGCACAAAAATTACACTTGGAAAAAAGCCAAAAACTTTTAGGAAATTTCCTGAAAACTTCTGACTTTTTTTAAAAAAACATCTTTAAAAATTCGTTCTTTAACTTATTGTATTTAAATGGTTTATGCAAAAGCAATGCAAACGCAATGCACATGGTCTGTAAAGGAAAGGAAATAAAAGGAAAGGAAATAAAAGGAAATTAATATAAATTATGCGTGCTTTTTGGAAATTTTCAGAGACTTTTTGGAAATTTTTTTAAAAAATCCATAAATTTAATATCTTTGCCGAAAATTTCTAAAATTTACTGACATGAAAAAATTGTTGATGATTTGCGCCGCTTGTTTGCTGGTGCTGACTGGCTGCAAAAAGAACAAGGAAAACAAAGAGCCTTACACACAAATCCAACAGGATGCATTCACGATGTTCTATGGTACTTATCAAGACAATATGCATGGCTTGCAAGACCATGATAGAATCATTTTCGGCGAGCATTACAGCGAACCAGTGTCAATGTCATCTTATGAAACACACGGCGAACTGACATGGAAAGAGTGGACTTTTGTCAACCATGAGTTTCAGTATGTTGACACCGACTACTATTACAATTTGTCGGATGATGCAGGAACACTGACACTTTATCGCAAAAGCGATGGTAGCAGATACAAGGCTTATCCCTTTACCTATAACCCCGATGTAAAAACGTTTTTCTATTTGAGAGACAGCAGCTTGACACTGCCTTACTGCTTTCAAAAAGTTGAAGAATAATTTTTTTTCAAAAAAAGTGTTTGCCGTATTGAATAAATGTGTAATTTTGCACTCGGTATCAGTCATTAAAATGACACGTGGGGGCGGCGGTAACAGCCCACAATCATAATTTGGGTTGTTTTTTTATACCCATAACAAACCGAAAGAATAGCGGTTGCCTTACGTAGTTAATTGTCCTTACGGGTCAAATGACTGATACCAGCGTAACGGCGACCGCTTTTTGTTGCCTTCAACTCTAAAGCTATAAGTTATGAATAACCCTAATCAATCGAAAAGAAAATGCGAGCATCAAAAAAGGGGATGGCTCGCAACAGACCGTCCCCTTGGTGACATTAAGATAAAAACACAGAGTTTTATGCTGACATGAAATTCACCGCAAAAGTATTGAATAATTTTGTATATTTGCAATTTGTTGATAACTAAATAATAAGTGTTTATGTTAGGAGCGATAATTGGTGATATAGTAGGCTCGAAGTATGAGTTTAACAACATCAAGACAAAGGATTTTCCGCTGTTTTCAGATGGATGTTCGTTTACCGATGACACCATCATGACAGTGGCGGTGGCTAAATGGCTTATGACATCAAGCCATTTGCGTAATCTCGTTAGTATCATGCAGAGCTATGGTAAAAAATACCCATTCCCACAAGGCGGTTATGGCGGCTCATTTGCACGATGGCTGCGTGATGCCAATCCGATGCCTTATTACAGTTTCGGTAATGGAGCTGCTATGAGGGTGTCTCCAGTTGGTCTGAAATACCACACTTTGTCTGCTACGCTGTCAACTGCTGAAGTGACAGCATCAATAACACACGACCATCCTGAAGGTATCAAGGGTGCAATGTCGGTGGCTCATGCCATGTACATTGCGAGAACCGAACACGACAAAGAGTTGCTTCGTGATGTAATCCAATCCCAATATGGTTATGATTTACAAACAACATGTGATGAAATCAGACCAAACTACATGTTTAACGAAACCTGCCAAGGTACAGTGCCACAAGCTATTGTTGCTTTCCTTGACAGCACCGACTTTGAGGATGCCATCAGAAACGCCGTATCATTGGGCGGTGACAGTGATACATTGGCGGCTATAACAGGCGGTATAGCTGAAGCCTATTATGGCGTGCCTGATGATTTGCGCAAACAGGCTCTGTCATATTTGCCGGATGAATTTAAAGATATAATTGATAGATTTTACAAAACATTGAAAAATAAGCAGTTATGAAAAAAGATGAGTTAATATTAAATTGCAGATACTACAAGGGTGAAGATAAATGTCCATTTGAGACGTATCCGCTAAATTGGTTTTGGGATATGGAACGTGTCTATGTTGAGAATGGCGGTGAGGCTGGTGGTGAAGCGACCTACTATTTACGTTTGGGTGGCAAACAATATCCAGGCATTCCGCTCAATCTTGTTACAGTTATGTTTACCTCATGGGGCAAATTCAACTCTGATATTAAGAACACAATGTCCAAATTCTATGCTCTTGTTGATGACTACCTCAATGCGGCAAGCGACCACTATAAAACAGACAAACTGCCATCAGTCGGATTCATTGACTAATAGCCTATATAGTTGTCGTTTACGTAGCTCAAGTCTTTCAAATCCTGACCGATAATCTCAACATCAACATAATAGCGACCATGTTTGACCTCAACCTTTGTAACCCTCATTTGAGTACCACGCTGGAATAGCGTTTCATGCTCACTGCTAAAGGATGTGAATGTTTTGTAACCATCCCAACGCCTCTTATCACCGTTTCCAAACATGCTGAAAGGCTCTACATACGTTGCTTTTGTGCCTTTTGGCGCATAAATATTGAATATCAACTCACCACTGAAGCCGTGTCCCTTCTGACTGCCAGCTGACATGAAACCGCCTTGCTGCAAAGTTTTTCCAACCAATAGCTGCGGATTTGCTATAAAGTCATTAAACGACAGCTTTTCACCAGCGAATTTGAGCAATGAATCAATAACCCTTACGCCGCCTGTCTCGCCACGTTGAAACCACATATCTTCAGGCAAAGATGCTCTGTTGATATATGATTCTATCTTCTGCACACGGTCTAAAAACTCCGCTTTGCTTTGACTGCCTGAATAACGCCTGTTGGTCAACGGCTCGTTAATGTTGCAATAATGGTGTGTGTATTCATAAATTCTGTCACGTTCCGCATCAGTGGCTGCAAGCCAATCGTGACTTGCAGACCCCCTCAATGTCTTTGCCGCCAAAGAGCCGTCGCCTTTATCCCATACGGCATTGTTTTTCCTTGCCTCGGTATATGCGGAATTGGCAAACGGACTAATTTTTTCTTGGGCTTTTTCAGCTAAAGCCCTTGCAATCTTCCACTGCTTGTTTGCGACGGCGTTTTCATAATCAGCAATGAATTGAGCGTCAAAATCACCCTGATTGGCTTTGACATCATCCAATATTTGCTTGATTTGTGCGGCTGTCAGCTTTGTTGGCTGTGCTGCTGTAACGGCTTGCAGCTCTGCTTTCTTCGCTATTGCCTGATTGATAAGGTTTTCAGCAGTTGTGTAGTCCTTTGCCGACATTGCGCTGTCAAAATCCTTAATGAGCTTGTGATATATCTGTGAATGGGTTTTAAAGCCTTTTAAAGTGTCTTTCATGTCATTAAGGTTCTGCACTGTGATTTGCTCATTAACGCTCGCCAATTCCTTTTTGTAAGCGTCTTGAGCGACCTTCCATGTGGAATGCTGTACTGCACCCGACTTATATTTGCTTGGATTTTCGATATAGTTAATCTCAAATTCAAGTTTTTTCTTTTTGTCAGCCAATGACAAACCAGCCCAACCGTCAATCTTCTTTTCAACAGCCGCATTAACGCCTTTCGCTTCAGCCAATGAAAACTGTTTTGCAGCATCAATCGGGTTGTCAAGATACTTGAGTGCTTCAAGTTCGTTTTTGATTGCATCCAATTTGCCTGTTTCCTGCATTATGTCAAACAGTTTGCCGTCTTTAATGGCTTGAGTAATCTTGTTAATGTCCACATCCTTAATGCCATCAAGCAATGACTTGATGTCGTTAGCTGCTTTTTGAATTTGCTGTTTAACTTGTTCCAATTTAGCCGTTTCCTTACGTACCACGTCCCATTTGGCATGATTGTAAGCATCAGTGAGTGTGTTTGTATAGGATTCATCAAAGCCCTTAAAATCAGCCATGGCCTGTTTTGCTCCGTTGATGGCATCCTGACGTTCTTGTGCCAATTTGGTAAGAGCCGCTATTTGTTCCGGGGTTCTTGCAGCGTGTCTTTGCTCTGCAATCTGTAACGGTGTGAGTTTGGTGGGTTCAGGCTCGCCAATAAGCCCTTTGCTCAAGTCGCCGTCAACGAAATTGTCTTTAATGAAGTATGGCGTTGAAGCCCAGTCTTCCTGATTCTCGATGTTTTCATCAACCCATTTTTTGAACTCATCCGGCACATCGTTAATCATGTTCTTGGGTGCTTTATGCTGGTATGGTGTGCCACGCAAAGCGGCTTTGAGGTCGCCAAGTTCATTTTCATTGAATGTTTGGTCATCACCCAATATCGGTGTGACATAGCACATGCATTGCGGATGCCAGCCTTTGAACTTGAACCACTTGGGATATGTGCCGACCAGTCTTTCACAAAGTTTGCATTTACATAGTGGCTCATGTGTTGAACGGTGGATTTCGTAACCCACAATGAAATCCATGCTTTGCCACCTCAATTGGTCGCTTTCACGATATGCCATGTTTATTTCCGACCTTGTGAGCCTTTGGGCGTTTTTCACAGATGACCTGTACACGCCACGTCCGGGATGATAGGCTTTGGCGTTTTTCGACAACACCAAATTGCCTCGTTTGTTCCTTACACGCCTGAAAAGTCGGTCGGGTTCTCTCAAGTTTTGTTTCAAGTCCCTTGCAAGTTGCGCCGCTGACCTGCCTTCACCAAGTCCGACATCAAGTCCCTGTTCGATTTGGTCTTTATACTGGTCAACGTATTTCCATACACGCTGTGAAAGATTCATGCCGTCGATTTTGCGCTTTTGAAACGTTTTGAGCGCATCAAGGTTTCGGTCGTGTAATTGTTCCAACCGCTCTTTTGACAGCTTTGTGGTGTCAAATATGGCATCAATAAAGGCATCATTCTTTTTGCACGCTGCAAGCCATTCTTTTTCGTCAGCCAAACCAATGCAGGTTGACACGCTATAAGCGAGTTTTTGTAGTATATCCTGCACCTCGCTATAAAGTTGCGGATAATCCTTGAACGCAAATATGCCGTCAGTCTTCAGCTTGGCCGTCAGTTGCGCTATGTCGTTTGTGGATTTGTCAAACATGGCTTCGACCATGCGCACGTAGTTTTCAACCATCATGCGGTGCTGCTGGTCGTAGTTTTTGAATGAGAACTTTATGATATTGCCATCTTTTGCCATTGTCAAATGTGTTTAAATTCTTTGCATTGCGGTTGGTCAAGGAATACCGACCATTTGTTGAACTTGCATTTGGCAAGGAAAAACTCACCGTTGCAGTTCTTTTCGTGTGGGTCGTAATGGTGGGCGCAATCCCTGCATGTGAATTGCGCCCCTTCTGCTTGTTTTCGTTTTGCCGCCATGATTAACCTTCTGTTGGCTCGCCAATCATGAATGCGTTGGCTTTGTCGCTTTCTTCGTTAATCTTGCTAATGGTGGCTTTGGCATCGCTGGTCAAACCTGCTTTCTCAACAGATTCTTCCTGACTGATGACTGGTTTGTTGCCGTTGGCGGTCATCCAGTATTCAAGGGTCTCCATGTCATCTGTAATCATGTAAGGCGTGATGACAGGCTCGACCTCAAGCGATTCAGCGTCTTTTTCAAGTGTCGTGTCCATAGTGCCGATGTAAGCCTTTAGGATGTTGGCACGGCGTGTGAAATACTCATCAAAGATTTCGGATTTTTCCTGCACTTTCAAATGAGCGTCCATAAACATCAGCTTCAGTGCAATGCCGGACACGTTCAAGCCCTTGATGGCATCAAATGAAATATCAGGTGTCTGCGTGATTGAGTAAATGAGCTTCAACAGTGTCTCAATCTCAAGTTTGACGCTTTCAGGCGCATTCTGCCATGAAACATACTGCATCGTTGCACCATCTTCACCCTCGATGACAGCCCCTGATTCGCCTTTTTTCGACCAACCGTTAATCTGACCAGTAACAAAGATTTTCGGTGATGCGTGGTAGTCGTTGGTGTCGGCAAAGTTTGACAACAGCAACTCCAGTCTGTCAATCAGAGCGTCAACCATTTCGGTCTCGTAATAATCCTGATAGCCATAAACTACTGGTATCTTGCCGATTGGGTTTTCTTTCGGGAAGCCTTCAACCAGCTCCATGCCGTTTTCTTTCTTGACCCATCTGTATTGGAAATCATCTGTATAGGTCTCAAAATATCCAATCTGTTGACCTTCGCTCTCAATCGAATACTCGTAAGAAAAAGCCACCATATCACCTGTCTCATCGAAATAAGGATAAAGCGTGAAGCCGTTGGCTGGTGACACCATCTTGCAACGCATCTTGAATTTGCTTTCAATGCCGTACTTTGTGTGTTTTTGGGGTGTTTCAACAGAATACCACACTTCGGCGCATTCACGATAGCCGAAAATGGCACGTGCTATCTTTCTGTCAAACGATTTTGCTTTGACAGATGAAATGATTTTGCGCAATGCTGTGATAACCTTTTCTTCACTTTCAGTGGTGGTGGTCGCTTCATAGGTGACAGGTGTTCCGAGTGCGAATGAAACTGAAGTGTTGATGATTTTGCGCTGCAATGCGATGGCTATACGTGCGACCTTTTCTTTTCTCATGGTCGTTTTTTTGCCGTCGCCTTCCATCACATTGATAGTGTTGTCTTCGTTGCCCTCATCATTGTTGAGGTCAACCTTAACCCATTTGTCTTTGCGCTTCACTTCATCCATGATGTCATGTTTGCGTTGGTCGATTGCTTTGTTAGCTTTCTCGACATCGGGTTGAGCCGTAAATCTGTGGCTCTTTAAGTCTTTGATAATGTCTGCAACCTTGTCTTGGTTTTTAGCTTCCTTTAGTAACTCTTTGATATTCATATTGTTGTTGTTTTTAGTGATTATATGCCAAATAATGCTGCCACGCTCTGACCTCTGCCTTGTGACTTACGTTTCTCAACAGTACCAGTCAATGCGTCAGGCGCATCGTCATGTTCATTTTTGCCTTGTTTCAGGTAATTGGATATTGCACGGTAAAATTCAGGCATGATATGCTCCCAGCCTTGAGGCATGAAGCACAAATTCTGCACGGCTGCTGAATTGCTGTAAATGCGCACATCCTTGTTTTCGGTCTGACAGAACCATGTGAATTGCGTCTTTTGGTTTTCCATAAGGCGGCACTGCTTTTCAACAGCCCTTTGGAAACTGCGACCGCCATTGTTTGATTCCACGATACACTTTTCAACGCCGTACTTTGTCAGTCGGCGTGCAAGTTCGGGTTCTGTGTACTCCATTGGGCGTTGGGTGTATAGCACATCCACAATGAAGTTGCCTATTTCGGTCTCATCATAGATGATTGCGCACAAATAGTCGCTGCCTGTGTCGGCGGTGTCAACATAGGCTTTCCTGATGGTGTACAGCGTTGCAGGTTTGACGGCATAGGTGGTGAAGCCGAAACTGTACATCAAGCCTTCACGTGGTTTCGGGTCTTGCTGATACAGCGAATCAAACACTGGCGGATTACGTTTGCGGATTTGCTCAAGTTTATGGCGTGAATGTCTTTCTTCCCAAAGAGCTTCACCCGGCTGGCGTGGGTCATAGTCTGTTGGCGCATCCTCTTTAAGTGCCTGAAATATTACGACAACCCAGCCGTCGGGATTGGTGGCTTCGTCATAGATGCCTTGTTCACGTAGCAGCTTGCCTGCCAAATCATCCTCATGCCAACGTGTAAACACCATCAGCTGCTGTGATTCGTTGTGAAGTCGGGTTTCGGCAACGGTGTCATACCAATCAGACACGGTTTCACGGACTTGTGGCGACCATGCGGATTTTGCGTCTTTGTAGAGGTCATCCATAATCAACACATCAACAGGGTCGCCTGTCAATGCGCCACCAACGCCAACAGTCTTGAAGCCGCCACGATGACCGACAATCTCGCATTCGTCAGCGTTGCGCAACCATGAGCCTGCAACGGTGGTGACATTGGATTTGTTCAAGCAGGTGTCAGGAAATATGGCGTGGTATTCGGGCGTGTCGATGATACGCTGGATTTCACGATTAAATTTACGTGCTTTGGGCGCATTATATGACACTATAGCCACTTTCTTGTCGGGGTCGTCACCCAATATGAATGCTGGCAAACGTCTTGTAGAACCCTCTGATTTGCCGTGTTGTGGCGGCATAAACACCATCATCTTCTTTATGCGCCCCTTGGCAAACTCTGTCAGTTTGTGGTAATACTGGCGATGGAATGGTGCAGGGTTGAAGGTTGGCATTGTCGAAAAAGTGAAACGCAGCAACTCATTACGGCTCTCTCGTATGAGCCGTTCCTTGAGTGCTTTTATCAGTTTCATTTTTTCCGACTTTGAAGCCATAGTTATTCGAGTTTGTGTTGTAAATCGCTGATTGTAGCGTCTAATTCCTCATCTGATTTGTTGCCGAAAAGGTCTTTGCCGTCTTTGCCCACATGCTCATTGTACTGCTTGTTCTGCCAATTGTCGGGGTCTCCGTTGGTGAGTGTGAAGATGATTGCCGCCGTGTCGGGCTGCACATGCACCTCTTTGACCGTCTGTTCCTTGATGATTGGTAATGGGTCTCCGTTCTCATCTTTTTTCTTGCCGGGTATTGACACAACCTTTGTCTCCTCGACCGTATAGCCTTTGATTTTTTTGAGCAATGACTTTTTAGCCTCTTTCACCATGACCTGCATCCTGTCATCTTCAGCTTCCTTGATTGCTTGTGCAAATTCAGGATATTCCTCAAGCCATGCGTAATACGTTGTGCGATTGATATTCACTATGTTACATATCTCTGATATGGTGTAAGTATCGGCTCGCACAAGGTCACTGATTCGCTTTGTTATTGATTTTCCGTACTTTGGCATTTTTATAGGTGTTGATTTTGTCGGTTTTGGGGTTAAAAAAAAGATTGTCATACCGTTTCAACGGTGAAACCTCTTTTGTTTAACTCATTGATTAAGTGTGATATACGTTGTTCATCGCCCTCGACTATGATTTTTGAGGTCTTTTTCGGTTCGTCAGGTGTTCCCGGCTCTCCCTTTGCGCTTTCAGGTAATTTGATGCCCCAGTTCCTCATGTTGATGTTCATCTTTTTGGCTGTGGCCATCAATAATGTCTTATTCCATTTCAAGTTAGCTTTGCTTGTGGCATTGTCGGCAATGGCCATTTCCCTGCCTTTCTCACTGTCAAGGTCAATATCAGTCCTTTTAACAGCCACAAGGGTATTGCCGTCTGTTTCGACAATAAGCACGTTTTCAAGCCCGATGTTTGCGCAATTTTCAGTGGTTTTGTTACCTGCAATTATCCTGTTGTTCTTATCCAGCAGGATAGAGCGACCAGCACCAAATTTCGCCAATGACTGTTCTATGAGCGCATTGCCAAATTCAGTGCCTTCGTTATAGTTGCAGTCATCAGGTACAAGTGATTCAAGCGTTGTTTCAATTATCTTTGGTTTCGCCATTTTCAGCCCCTTTCCTGCGTTTAAATTTCTTCGTGATAAATTCTACAACGGAATTGCGGAAACGTCGCAAAATGCCCTTTTGCGGCTTTACAAACGGATAATCAGCCGTTAGGAATACTGGCGGCTGTGTGCAGCCTGAATACACGCCCAGCCATACCTTGCCGCAAAACAACACTTTCATTTTTTCGCTGAAAGTCGGTTTCCAACATGATATGCATTGCACATTGTCAGTGAAAACCAACAGTGGCGAGCATTCCTCATCTGTCATTGATTGGGGCTTGTAAAGTGTTTTGTTGCCCTCTTTAAAAATGATTGGTGTCATAGCATATTATTTGAATATGCAAAATTAAAGCGTGTATTATAATAACACACGCTTTAACAAAAAAGTTATCAATAAGTTATCAAACACTCAACCTTATGGGCAAGTCTGAATAGTACCAAGCCATCAGAGCTGCATCACGTTCATCTTGATTGGTTCGTTTGTCCCAACCTGTAATGGCTTTAAGCTCTTCGGCGGTTATTTTGCGGTCGCTGCCTTTCCAGCATTTGATAAGCGGTGCTTGTTCAACCACATTTACGCCAAAATGCTCACACATTTCAATTATTTTGCGTCCTGTCTCATGGTTTGCACCGACATCTTTTGCGATTTTCTCTGCACGTCTGCCTTGTGCATCATGGAAATTTGACTTTTTAACAAGCCATCCGGCTTCGACTACAACAATAAATGTGCGTTCTACACCAGTGATACGCTTGGATGTCTCGCATTTGAATTTTACACGTAACACACGCTCAATTGCTATAGGGAAGCGCAATGATTCTACAGAGCAAAACCTGCGATTCTTCGGCTCTAATATGGCAACACCTGACTGTATGCGGTCAGGGTCAATGCCGATGATATAATCATAGTTTTTCATATGCTAATATGGTAAATCATCAGAACCGCCTTTGTCCCAATCTATATCTTCATTGTATTGCTCCTGTTGTGCTGCTCCCTGACCTTGAACCTGCTTTTGCGGTGGCAAGCAGCATAGCTGTATGTCATCAGCGTTGATGTTGATTGCCACGTGCGGAACGCCGTTTTGGTCGTTATAGATTTTGGTGTAAATTCCGCCACGTACAAAAACTTTCGTGCCTTTTTTGAGGTACTGGATAAATTTGCCGCCGTCACCGGGTTTCAACACGCTAACCCACGTTGTTTTCTCGATGGGTACGCCATTTGCATCAATGCGTCTTTCAGAATGTGCTACTGAAAACGCAACATAATTCTTTTCGTTGATGATTCGGATTTCGGCATCACTGCCAAGATTCCCGATTATTTCTGCTTTTAACATAACTTTTTGATTTTTAATAAGTTAATAATTAGTATTGTTTACCGTGTTTGTATGGTCTGTTTTTGTTGTACATCATCTTGTATTTGATGTGCTTTTCAAGATTGATGTTCAATGAATCAGCCCAAAGCTGTACGAAATGCAGCCCGAACTGCACTCGTTTGATGATGGAAATGTGAGTGACCAGCAATCCCTTTACAAGTGCAAGCGCATTTTCGGTGAATTGGTAATTCTCAAATGAGCGTACATACCTGCATGGTCTAATCTCATTGAATCTGATTCCAAGTCTGCCTGAAAATGAAAGAAGCCTGATAGCAATATCGGCTATCTCATCTTGCAGGGTGTCTTTTACAAAAAGCTCAAATTCGGCTGTGTTAAGGCTTCCATCGTTCAATAACACTTCGGCTTTCCTCATGTCGGCAATCTTGCCTTTGCGGTGCGCTTCAACAGCCTCGCTAATTTCTGTAATAATAAGCATCAAACAATGGTCGATGCTGCAATAGTTTGTACCAAAACCATGCTCCAATGCGTTTTGGTGTGCTTCCTTTGATAGTTTTTCTAAATCCATAGTCTTGTATGTTAAAATAGTTGTAATTGTGCCTGATGATACAACAGGCGTTGTTTCGCCGCCTGATAATACTTTTCGTCAAGTTCTATACCCAACATCGTGAATCCAAGGTCGTGTGCCGCTATACAAATTGAGCCGCTACCTAAATGCGTGTCCAATATCGTGTCGCCGGGTTTGGCGAAACGGTCAAGCAGCCATTTGTATAATGCCACTGGCTTCTGTGTCGGGTGTATTCTGACTTCCTTTTCTTTCATGTTTTCCTGCAACATGCCTTGCCATTTGAATTTGAAACGCCTGACAGCGCAATCAAATGAAGTCCAAGCCAACTCGCAATCCGCATATCCATTGTTGCCGTTGTCTTTGTCCCAAACAACCCAGCAGCTTGAATCATACGGCATCCTGCTGATGAAATGATTTGCACCCCAAATGATTTGATTTTTGCTAACACGTTGTAATTCAATGAAATACGCCAATGGGGGGGGTAATTGTCCCATTGCTTTTTGTCATAAGACTTGCACCGTGCCAAACTTTTGCCGTATTGCGTGCCGCCACGCTGGTAGTCGCTTGCTCCGATTCCGTATGGTGGGTCAACGATTGCGAGGCTGAAGGATTTGTCCTTCAGCCCACGCAACACCTCAAGGCAATCGCCGTTGATTAAGCTGATATTTCCAAATTTCTCTTCCATTTTAGCCAAGCAGGAAATCAGCCCAAATGTCTGCAAACTGTTTGCCGCTATAGAGTGCCGTTTCACGGTCTTTATAGCAAAGCCGAGAACCGATATACGCATACGTATTCGACGGCGAGCGATTCGTATCCGCATACACGAAGCCTGCCCTCGCACCATTATGCGCATTACCGCCGAAAAGAACCCCACGTTCTTCTTTTTCACGGTCGCTCTTACGGTCGTATTGTGCCTTGGTCATGAGGTCATACCATACGCCATAGTGCCATTCTTTGCCGTCATATTTCGGTTTCCAGCCTTCATTTAACGCTTCGGTGATGATACGCAGCTTCATGTAGGCTAACAAGTTGGCATCCATTTTGGATGTCTCGTTTTCGGTCATCCACTGTTTTGCGTCAATGCCTAATGCACTGCAAGCGTCTTCAAAGGTTTTGATTTTGGTAAATGTTGGCGCAAACGTCTCTTTGCCAAATAGTTGTTCCAACACCTTACGACCGTTTTCGTCGAAATCGTTGTAAGCCTTTTTTGCGTCTTTTACACTGATTTTCAATTCGTTGTTTTCCATGATTTAAATATTTAGGTTAATAATAGGGTTGATTATGCTGCTTTATGGTACAATGCCTCATAGAGTGCCTCGCATAACACTTTCGCCATGTTGACCTCTACGGCATTGCCTATGTATTTTTTCTGTTCTGATTGTGTACCGACCAAGACGTAATCTTCAGGGAATCCCATGATTTTCTTTAGCTCATTGACTTTCAGCATCCTCATTTTGATGTCAATAATGCTGTACATAGCCATGAATTGCTTGATTTTCTTGGTCATGGGTGAATCGGTGTCATATACGGCAATAGCCATGTCTCCGCTTTCAGTGGTCATCAGATAAGGCAGCATTTTGTCCATGCGTGCTATAAGTGTGAAGCATGGGTTGTCAATAGAGCCACCAGCCGACTTGTATTGTGGGTTTAAAATCCACGCAGACACCAAATTGTGCTTCGGGGTTGTGGTCACGGTCTTTGCAGGTTCATTGACGCTTGCAGGTGTGCCGTTTCCATATTCCATGTTGATGAAATTGCTTGTTATCAATGCGAACCTGTCTTTTGTCACCACTGTAGGACATGCTGTATTGATTGAATGTTCATGACCGTTGCCATAATAGGCATCAATGAATGATGCTGAAACCAATGCGTGATGGTCTATCGTGGTAACAGTACCTGCTGGTTTCTCAATGCTCTGATTCTTACTGTCGGGGTCTCCGCTAAAGTTTTTCATCAGATAATGTACCTTGGCTATTCCGAGCCTGTTTTGCGTCGGTACAACTGGACATGGGTCATCAATACCTGGTGCGACATATTTGTTGTATCGGTTCATTGAGTTGTATTTGACCAAGAATGCATCCTTGCCACCTGCAACAAATTTCACCAATCCGGCGTAAATGCGTTCAAGCGTGCGTTCTGCAAGCGGTTTTTCCCTGAAGATGCTTACACCCTCATCCTGCAAATCCAGCACGTCTTTTACAGGCTTCCATTTGTGCAGGTTGTCAAACAAATCAACACCGCCGTTTTTGCTGTATGTGGGATGCGGAAACACTATCGGCAAGCCTTTCTTTGCGAATATGCCAAAGAAACGCTTACGTGATGTGTATGCGCCATAATCAGCCGCATTGAGCAATCTGTGTTGGAAGTCGTAACCACGTTTTTTGACATCATTGCACCATTTCGTGTATTTCCTGCCTTTGTCCATGCTGATAGGGTGTCCGTTCTCATCCACGTCACCCCACGCCATAAATTCTTCCACGTTTTCAATTTGGATGTAGTCAGGCTGTATGCCGTCAATGTATCTGAACAAGTGTTCGGCAAGCGTTCTGCTGTCAGCGTCACGTGGCTTGCCGCCCTTGGCTTTGCTAAAGTTGGTGCATTCCAGCGAAGCCCACAACACAATAACAGCGTCAGTGTCGGTCTTACGGATGTTACTGACAATTCCGACCAGCGGCGCAATGTCCAGCGTCCTGATGTCTTCGGTAAAATGTAGTGTATTAGGATGATTGGCAAGATGGCTCGCAATAGCGTTTTTGTCATGGTTCACACATGCGATGACCTCTGCACAATCAACGCCGTTGTAGCGTGCTTTCGACACCCCTGTTGATGTTCCGCCAGCACCACAAAACAAATCAATATAGTACATTTTCATGTCAGCCGATGTTTAGAGGTGTTTAACAATAGATTCGCTCACAACGTCATATACCTTGTGCGTCAGCCAAATGTCGTAATACGCATCATGCAAATCTTCTTCCTTGACGTTGATTCCGAGTGTCTTTGCAACGGTAGCCAATTTGAAATCAACCATTTCGTGCCGTTTGTCGGCAAGGTACAGTGTTGCCAGTACCATGACATC